TACATGGGCTGAGGCGGCGGATTCTCTTGAGAATATGTATCTGATCGATGACATGTGCGACAGGTGCGTCAATTTCGGGCGGGATCTCGACGACTTGCTCGATGGCGGCCACGATCTCAAACCGCTCGAAGTCGTGGGCATCCTCGAAGCCACGAAGCATAGAATCCTCACACGTCACTAACATGAGCATAACATGGCAGCCGCTCGAAGGTTCTCAGTCACTCGCGATCTCATGCCCTTGTGACGAGATACTTTTCCACGGGACACGTGGCGGAGGGAAAACAGAGGCACAGCTTGCGGCGTTCCTGAAGGGCGTCGGCATAGGGTACGGCGCATTCTATCGCGGCGTGATCTTCGACCGCGGCTACAAGAACCTTGACGACATCGTCTCGAAATCGCTGAAGATCATTCCCGAGATCTTCCCTGGAGCCAAGTTCAAGGCGTCCAAGTCTGATCTATTTTGGCAATTCGAGACGGGTGAGACGCTCAAGTTTCGACATCTCCAACGCCTCGAACAGTATCGAGCCTATCACGGCCACGAATACAACTACATAGGATTCAACGAGTTGACGAGTTACCCGACGCCGGACCTTTATGACGAGATCCAGTCTTGCAATCGTTCCTCGTTCGTTCCTGAGCTGCATTCTCCAGATCTCTCGAATCCATTGCCCCCGATCCCTCTTGTGATGTTCAGCACCACGAACCCCCACGGGGCTGGCCACTCATGGGTCAAGCGTCGCTTCATTGACCCTGCACCTTATGGCGTGCCGATCATCGACGAGCGAACAGTTTACAATCCACGGACCAAGCGAGACGAGACGATCCGCAGGAGCAAAGTCGCGATCTTTTCGAGCTACCGAGAGAACTCGTTTCTCGATACGAAATACATCGCGAGCCTTGACGCCATCACTGACCCAAACAAGCGGGCCGCGTGGTTGAATGGCGATTGGTCCGTAACAGCTGGCGGCGCTCTTGACGATCTCTACGACCCATTAGTCCATCTCAAGGAACGATTCCCGATTCCCGCAGGCTGGGAGATTGTGCGGGCGTTCGACAACGGATCAAGCGAGCCATTCTCGGTGATATTCGCAGCGATAGCCAACGGCGAAGAAGTGACGATGCCAGACGGCTCGACGTTCTGCCCGCGTGCTGGCTCGATCGTCCTGCTTGATGAAATCTATGGCGCGGAGCTGGACACAGCCGGCGTCCCGATCTACTCAAGCAACAAAGGTCAGAAACTATCAGTGCGAGAAGTCGCGCGGCAGATCAACGAGAAGGAGCAAGACCTGATCGCGACGGGTTGGATCAAGCAACGATGCTCAGCAGGCGTGGCGGATAACGCGATCCACAACGTCAACGACGCCGAGTTCGGCTGTATCGCGGACGTTATGCGCGAGGAGGGCATCGAGTGGGAACGCTCGGACAAGTCCGCAGGCTCAAGAATCAACGGCCTCGAACTCATGCGGACCATGCTGGAGAACGCGTCACTAGGCGAAGGTGCCGGCCTCTACGCGATGCGAAATTGTCGCGCGTTCATCGAGTGTACTGTCCCGATACCCCGTGACGAGAACAAGCCGGACGACGTAAACACAAAAGCGATAGACCACCACTACGACAGTCTTCGCTATTTGTGTGCCTGGAAGCGTAAGAGCTATGCAAGCTCGGTTGACTTCGGTTTTATGCGTTAGAGGTACAATTCAGTAAAAATGATTCCGGAGGCGATAACGGCCATCAGCGTAACGATGGCGGACATGATAAGTGATTCTAGTGTCATAGTGATTTAGTTAGGTTGTTTAATTAAAGTGCGTAACACCCACAGCATGGAGCATCTTCACAGTTGCACACTTGTCCATCTTGCGGCTTATTATCTGGGATAGGTTCATTCATTATACCAGAAAAACCTGAGCTAGTTAGGCTCAGGTTGGTGGCTTTCTTGCTTTGGCTTAACCAAGGTTAATCTTGGCGTGATGTAGAAGGTTAGCAAAGTTCAGGTTGTCTGCATCGAGAGCATCCTCGACATTGATGATGCTATTAAGAAAGCGGTGGACTGTCTTGCAATCCTCAAGCATTCCCTCAACTTCACAAGCCGGGATATTATGCGTGATATGAGAAGAAAACCGGTGTTCTTGGTAGTTCTTGGAAAGCTCCATAGCTGTGAAGCGAATCACATTGTTTGCAAACTCAGGTGTCACATTGTGCGACGCTGTGAGCTTATCATTTGCAGCTTCAATGGCTGAGTCGAGTTGAGCATCCGAAGAAACACCATTGCGGTGAAGGATGTTAGCAGCGAGAACGAACTGGCGGCCTGTAAGGGTGGAAGTGGCGGTCGAGAAGGACATGGTAGAAGTTGTCATGCGCTTGTTATGATCTAAATTTTAGTTTCTGTCTATAACTAAATGATACTAATTTGCATTTTTCTGCGCGAGCCTTTACAGTGCCTCTATGCCTAACGTCAATTTCCGCCGCGCAGAATACGCGCACGCATTGCCAACATGGACCACAATCTCGGATTGTTTAAAAGGTCAGCGAGCTATTAAAGCCAAAGGTGACGCGTACCTCCCACGGCCGGAAACATCGAAGGGCAGCACCTCACAGAGTTCCGCACGCTTCAAGCGATACCTGGAGCGGGCGGTCTTCTACCCGGTTACACAGCGGACAGTTGAGGGACTCACAAGCGAGGTCTTCAGCGAGCCGCCAGTCTTGGGACTACCAACAACCGGCGAGATCATGCGCGAAGACATCGACGGCGCTGGCACTACTTTCGAGCAACAAAGCAAGAAGGTTCTTCAGGAAGTCATTTCGTTAGGCCGCGCCGGCTTGCTCTCAGATTTCCCGACGATCGAGGGCGACCAGCCGACGACGCTCGCGCAGCTTCAAAGCGGCGAGATTCGCCCGCGCATCATCTACTACACGGCGGAGCAGATTATCAACTGGCGCGAAACTGCGATCGGTGGAGCTGTTAAGCTCTCGCTTCTCGTCCTGCTCGAATCCACCGAGGAACCGACCGACGACGAGTTTGAAGTCGAGACCGCGCCGCGTTGGCGTGTGTATCGCCGTACTGACGAAGGCGTCACTGTCGAAGTGTGGAAAGAAGAATCTAGTTCATCCGCTCAGGGATTATCATCAGACGCACCGACAAACTACGTCTTAGAGATGGAGCCCGTGATCATCCGCAGCTCTACTGACCCACTGGTCGAGATCCCTTTCGAGTTCGTCGGGGCACTTAACAACGATTCAACGCCCGACAATCCACCTGCAAGTGGCCTCTCAGAGATGAACATCGCACACTATCGCAACTCAGCCGACTATGAGCACAGCGTGTTTCTCGTAGGTCAACCGACTCCTGTCTTCTCAGGACTCGACACGAACTGGGCGAAGGAGTTCATCAGCGGCAAAGTTGCGCTAGGATCTGAGAACGCGGTCGCATTGCCGAAGGACGGTAAGGCGTCGCTGCTACAAGCCGCGCCGAACTCGATGCCTGTCGAGGCGATGAAACATAAAGAGGACCAGATGAAGGCCATCGGTGCGAGACTCTTGGAACCTGGTGGCGCTGCGAAAGGCACAGCCACCGAGGCCATGATCGCCAAGAGCTCAGACACAAGCATACTTGCAAGCGCAAGCCGCAACGTGGCCAGCGCCTACAAGAAAGCATTCGAGCACGCGCTCTTGTTCTTAGGTATCACTGACGAGGTGGTCGTGGAACTCAACGACGAGTTTGCAGCGATGTCGCTGAACTACCAAGAGCGCCAAGAAGTCGTTGCCGCGTGGCAGTCAGGCGTCCTCACGTTCGACGAGGTCCGCCAAGTCTACGAGAAGCGGGGCCTTACGAAGCACGAAGCCGACGACGCCCGCGACATCAACGCAAACGGGACGCTTCCATCATTCTAAGCGATGCCTTCTTATTTCGACCTTCTAATCACGCGACAAGTCCAGCTTGAGCGCCTCAAGTCTGGCGCGTCTGTCGTGTATCTTCGAGAGCTCAAGAAGTTCGAGAGCCTTCTACGGCTTCGATTCTCCGAGCTTGACGAAGACGCGCAGGAACTCAGCCGGACCAAGCTCGAAGCGTTGATCTCTCAAGTACAACGAGACCAGGCGGCAGTGAT